ATTTCGTAGAGCGGGGAGAAATCCCCAATCTACTTCTATGTGGTCCGCCAGGAATTGGAAAAACCACAATTGCTAAAGCATTATGTAATGAACTCGGAGTAGATTATTATGTCATCAACGGATCTGATGAAGGACGATTTCTGGACACGGTACGGAACCAGGCAAAGAACTTTGCTTCGACCCTATCACTTCAAGCAACTGGTAAACACAAAGTCATCATCATTGATGAGGCAGATAACACAACCAACGATGTTCAACTCCTTCTACGGGCTAATATTGAGACGTTTCATAACAACTGCCGATTCATCTTCACCTGTAATTACCGGAACAAGATCATCGAGCCGCTCCAATCTCGATGTGCAGCATTTGATTTCAACATTTCAGGAAAAGAAAAGCAGAAAATCGCAGCACAGTTCTTCCAGCGTGTCCGGGATGTACTTGAGGAGCAAGGTGTCGAATATGATCCAAAGGTTGTTGCAGAGGTAATTCATAAATTCTTGCCAGATTGGCGTAGGGTATTGAATGAACTCCAGAAATATTCTTCTGGAGGTGTTATTGATACTGGTATCCTAGCATCTGTATCAGACATAAATTTAAAAAATCTTGTTCAATCCATGAAAGAAAAGAACTTTGCCAATGTTCGTAAGTGGGTTGTTGAGAATTTGGATAATGATGTGAATGCAATTATTCGTAAAATTTACACTGAAATGTACAAATCATTGGAGCCTCAATCAATACCACAGGCTGTATTGATTTTTGCTAAATACCAATATCAAGCTGCCTTTGTTGCAGATCAAGAGATTAATACTCTAGCTTGCTTTACTGAACTGATGTGTGATTGTAAATTCAAATGAATGTAAAACTGATTCGTATGTCCTCTGGTGAGGATCTAATTGCCAATGTAATCAAAGAAACCTTTGATGTAATTGTTGTCGAGAATGCAATTGTTGGAGTTCCTACTGGACAAGGAACACTTGGATTTGCTCCGTGGTCTCCAATGATTAGTAAAGCACAAACCGAAATTGCAGTAGATAGAAAGTTTGTGGTATATATTGCTGAAGCTGATGAAGGTATTGTAAGTCAGTACACTCAAATGTATAGTAATATTATTACTCCAGATAAAAAAATTATTGTGTGATTTCGTGACAGAACTTAAAGATTATTTAAACTCCATCAATATTTCAAAAGAAAACTTGATGGATTCTGATGAAGAATCTGAAAGACAATATCCTCCATACGTTGTCAATCGTTGCTATTCTGGATTCATGGATACTATACTCCTTGCAAATGAGATGAACTTAAATTCTCATATTGACAAGAAGTTACAATATGATTTTTATATAAATATTATCAGACCAAAGAAACGTTTCTCTCCTTGGCTAAAGAAAGAGAAATTGGATTCTCTGGATTGCATAAAACAATATTATGGTTATAGTGATGAAAAAGCTAAAGTTGCTTTAAAGCTATTAACACAACAACAAATTGAATTTATAAAAGCTAAATTGAATCGTGGAGGAAAACATGAACGCTGATAGTGAAGTGAGTTGGTCACCAGAACAAATGGTTGAAGTAACTCTGAACGAACCAGACGACTTTCTAAAAGTCAGAGAAACTCTAACTCGTATTGGGGTTGCATCAAGAAAAGAAAAAAAGCTATATCAATCTTGCCATATACTGCACAAGCAAGGTAGATATTATATTGTCCATTTCAAAGAGTTATTTGCTCTTGATGGTAAACGAGCTAATCTATTTTTAAATGACGTACAACGTAAAAATAGAATTGCTCAGTTGCTACAGGATTGGGGTTTAGTTAAAATTGTAAACGCTGATCAGGTTGCAGATTCAGCACCACTCAGTCAAATTAAGGTTCTTTCCTTTAAGGATAAACCTGAGTGGACTCTAGAATCCAAATATAATATTGGAAAAAAGAAACAAGCAGAATAACAGGAAAGGGGGCATTTAGCCCCCTTTTTTATTATTTCATTGCCATGGCAAGTTGTGCTTGCTTGAGTCTTTCTTCTTTTTCAATTTGTTGACGAATAACTGTCAACCAATTTGATGCAATTTCATTTTTACGAGTTTCGGTGTCGTAATGAGCACCACGATAAGTTGCTTGTGACATTAGGTTTCTCCTTAGTTTTTTAGGTTAAAGAGCGTTCCTTCAGTCGGCTTTTGCGTCGGTTTCCCGATGAACGATCCGTTCCGAGTCGGCCTACTTCCGTCCACATAAGTGGATGAACGATACTACTATTTATTTTCGGAAATCCGAACTTGAAAAATTTATCATCACATATATATAATTGTGAAGAGATGCCTTCGGGGTCTCTAATAAAAACTCTCGCTTAATAAGGAGATTCAAAAAATGAAATTCACCACTCAATCACTAGACTCATTTTGGAACGATTACGCTCCACTCGCTGTAGGTCTGGATGAAATGTTTAACCGACTCGATGCCATGCAGCATTCGGTAAACGTAAACTATCCTCCCTACAACATCGTCAAGCATGACAACAGTAACTACACAATTGAAGTCGCTCTTTCGGGATTTAAACCAGAAGAGATTGAAGTCTTTACAGAACAAAACGTTCTCACAATTGCCAGCAAAGTTGAGGAACGAGATACTTCAAGACAGTATGTACACAAAGGTTTATCCAAGCGTTCATTCACCCGTAAGATTCAACTCTCAGATGAACATCGAGTATCCTCTGTAGGGTTTGAGCATGGACTACTAACTGTAGATATTGAAAGAATCATTCCAGAACATCAGAAGAAAACTACATGGAATATTCCTGGAGTAAAAACAGAGTCACAGCTTTTAACCGAAGATTCAAATAAATAGAATTGGGAAATCCCCAAATATCGTCGGCACAGACCCACCCTGGCAACTTTCAGGGATTGGGTCTTTTTACTTGACAAGCCAGCCTGGGTATGCTACCATACATAGAGATGTTCCGATGGAGCCCACCATGAATATTAAAATGATTCAGCTAATCAACAATGATTACATTATCTGTGAATATGACGAGTTGGATGAAGAACCTTCTCTTCATATGAAAAATCCATATAAAGTTGATCCATTGACTTATTGGGATTATAATGATGAAGATAAACATTTTCCTCCAGATAATGCAGTGTTTCTGAAAACAACCGAAGAAAAAAATATTAAAGATGGCAAGGAAATTACAGTTGTTCAGACAGATTATGCTCAATTAGATAGATATCCATCGTTTACTGATGATGTAGACATCCTTCTCAATTCTGATAAGATTATGACTATCATTGAACCAAAACCTGAAATTCTAAATCTTTACACTCAACTAATTTCTAAATGAGGTTTTACACCAACGTACAACTCATCCGTGATATAGTTCACTATCGTGGATACAACAATGGAGTTCAAGAAATATTTCAAGAAAAGTTTTCTCCCACTCTCTTTGTTCCATCTAAAAAGAATAGTAAGTATACAACACTAGACGGAGAATGTGTGAGTCCTATCAAATTCGATAAGACTAATGATGCAAAAGACTTTCTCAAAAAATATGAAGGAGTAGATAACTTTGTTGTCTACGGTTATGAAAGGTTCTTGTATCAATACATTGCAGATCAGTTTCCTGAAGAAGAGATCAAGTTTGATATTTCTTCGATGAAGATTGTCTCTCTAGACATTGAGGTTGCATGTGAAAACGGATTTCCAAACGTAGAAGCAGCCGCAGAAGAAATGCTTTGTATTACAATTAAAGATATTAATACAAAGCAACTGATTGTGTGGGGTGTTCGTGAATATGAAAACACTCGTTCAGATGTAGAATATCGAGTATTCTGGACTGAGCAGGAAATGCTTCAAGACTTCCTAAATTGGTGGGTTCATAATACTCCTGATGTTGTAACTGGATGGAACGTATATCTTTACGATATTCCATACATCATGCGTAGACTAGATAAAGTTCTATCTACAAAACACATGAAGTCTATTTCTCCTTGGACTGTAGTAACCAATCGAGAAGTAGTAATTATGGGTAGACCACATATCATCTATGAGATTGCAGGTCTATCTGTTCTAGACTATCTTGATCTTTATAAGAAATTTACTTATACCAACCAGGAATCATATCGTCTAGATCATATTGCATTTGTTGAGCTTGGAGAAAAGAAATTAGATCACTCCGAGTTTGAAAACTTCAAAGACTTCTATACAAAAGATTGGCAGAAGTTTATTGATTACAACATTCGTGACGTAGAACTTGTTGATCGTCTAGATGACAAGATGAAACTGATTGAACTAGCAATCACCATGGCATATGACGCAAAGGAAAACTTTGAAGATGTATATTCTCAGGTAAAGACTTGGGACAATATCATCTTCAATTATCTAAAGCGTAAGCACATTGTAGTTCCTCCGAAAGTCAATCAGAAGAAAGATTATGCATATGAAGGTGCATATGTAAAAGATCCTATTCTAGGTAAGCATGATTGGGTAGTCTCATTTGACTTGAACTCACTATATCCTCACCTCATCATGCAGTATAACATTTCTCCAGAAACTCTGCTGCAAGAGAGATTTCCAAACATTAATGTAGATAAACTTCTCCATAAACAGGCTGATACCAGTTCATTAGAATGTTCTACGGTGTGTGCCAACGGAGCAATGTTTGATACTCATGAGCAAGGGTTTCTTCCCAAACTGATGGAGAAGATCTATGAAGACCGAACCATCTACAAAAAGAAGATGCTTGCTGCCAAACAGCAATATGAAAAGACTCCAACAACGGAGTTGAAGAAAGAGATTGCTCGATGTAATAACATTCAGATGGCACGTAAGATTCAACTTAACTCTGCATATGGTGCCATCGGAAATGAATACTTCAGGTATTTTCTAATCACTAATGCAGAAGCTATTACTCTTTCTGGACAGCTTTCAATTCGCTGGATTGAAAACAAGATGAATGGGTATCTAAATAAAATTCTCAAGACAGATAATGAAGATTATGTTATTGCTTCAGATACTGATTCCATCTATCTCAATATGGGTCCTTTGGTCTCTCATATATTCAAAGGAAGAGAAACGACTACTGAAAAAATTGTCAATTTCATTGATAAGATCTGTACGGTGGAACTTGAGCCTTATATTGAAAGTTCTTACCAAGAACTGGCGGATTATGTAAATGCATATTCCCAGAAGATGAAGATGAAACGTGAGAACATTGCAGACAAAGGAATCTGGACTGCAAAGAAACGTTACATTCTCAACGTATGGGACTCAGAGGGTGTACGATATGAGAAACCCAAGATGAAAATCATGGGTCTTGAAACTGCACGATCATCTACTCCATCATACTTTAGGGATAAATTAACTAAGGCATTTGAAATCATTCTGATGAAGGATAATGATGTTCTGATTGATTTTATCAATAAGGTTAAGATGGAAACACGAAAACAAGATATTGTAGACATATCATTCCCTCGTAGTTTGAACAACCTCAACAAATACAAGGGATCATCTACACTGTATGAGAAGAGAACTCCCATCCAAGTTAGAGGAGCAATTTTATACAATCATCTTGTTAAAAAATTAAAGATTGCCAATAAGTATCCATACATTCAGGAAGGAGAAAAGATCAAGTTTGTATACTTGAAAACTCCTAACCCAATCCAAGAAAATGTGATATCATATTTTCAAACACTGCCTTCAGAGTTTAATGTGCATAAGTATATTGACTTTGATATGCAGTTTTCCAAGAGCTTTCTAGAACCACTCATTTCTGTGCTAAATTCTATTGGCTGGGTTTCTGAAAGACGAGGAACACTAGAAGCATTTTTGTAAATTATTATTAGGAGTTAATCATGAGTTTCTTAAATAGTGTTATCAAAGAGTTAGATAACGAGTATGCAGGAATCGTCGAGGATGGAGTCGCCGCAGGAGATTGTGGGGGCTTTGTTGACACTGGGAGTTATATCTTTAATGCTCTCCTTAGTGGCAGTATTTTTGGGGGGCTACCTAACAACAAGATTACAGCTCTCGCTGGTGAGTCATCTACTGGAAAAACTTTCTTTGCTCTCTCAATCGTTAAATTCTTCCTTCAACAAAATCCTACTGGAGAAGTAATTTATTTTGAAACTGAGTCTGCAATTACCAAGGATATGATGACCAGCCGTGGCATTGATGCCAAGCGTGTTGGTCTAGTTCCAGTGTCTACAGTTCAGGAATTTCGTACTCAATCAATCAAGGTTGTTGATGAGTACATGAAACTTAAAAAGGATGAGCGCCCACCC